AGCCAATCTGCGAGGAGCCGATCTGCAGGAAGCCAATCTGCAGGAAGCCAATCTGCAGGGAGCCAATCTGCGGGGAGCCAATCTGCGAGGAGCCGATCTGCAGGAAGCCAATCTGCAGGAAGCCAATCTGCAGGGAGCCAATCTGCGGGGAGCCAATCTGCGAGGAGCCGATCTGCAGGAAGCCAATCTGCAGGAAGCCAATCTTGACTTTTCTTGTCTACCCCTAAGATGTGGTGGCCTAAAGTGGAAAATTGATAAGCGTCTAGCCTGTCAACTAGCATATCACCTCTGCTCCATGCAATGCGATGATGAGGAGTATTTGAAAATGAGAGATTCAATCTTAGATTTCGCAAATCAGTTTCACAGAGTCGATGAGTGCGGAACATTGATTAATAAAGAAAGCGAGGTAAAAAAATGAGCAAATCACTATCATCTATGACCAAGTCTGATGAACAAAGGGCTATTACTCGGAGATTAGCGGAGAAAAAAGGTGGGCTGGGATATTGGGCGGCGGTGGATGCTTCTAAGAAAGTGAGAAAATAAATTGAAAATTAATGAGGTATTCGAGAAGTTAATTGAAAATCCAAAGGATGTTTATCAGTGTTTTCTCAACAACAGATATGAATTATCAGTAAGCGATATGGGATTCTTTCACCTCAAGGTATTTGATGGAAATAGGGAACTGGATCCACATTCGAGGGCGGGTGGCTTTGGCGGAATCTTACGGTTAATACCAATTGGGAAAAGGTGCATGAACCAGTGGATTTTATCACAGCCGTGAACAGCGGGAAAAATATAATGCCTGATTCATATGTTGGTAATTCTCATGGTTTTTATCCTTGGACATCCTGGAATTTAAATTTAGATAAAATCAACGGTAAATGGTACATCGAAGATTAACCAAGAGAAAGTGAGGAGTTAAATTGCCAAAGCCATTATTCCAATGTGAGAAATGCAGTTCAATTCACGGATCCGAAAAGGAAGCCAACGTATGCGAGAAAAGCCATCTGGAACCAGAAAGGCAAGCTCTTGTTTTTAGCCAAGCAGATAGGAGGTATGCGTATCCGTCAGAAGTAAAAATGTGGTTCAAGTCTAAATGCGTTACTTATACCAGAGAAGGGTAGAAAGGAGCTAATCCAATGCCAAAATTCAAATTCGACTCAGACCTAATCGAAGGCTCCAAGAAGCATAAAGTAGCCGTGCAAACTCGCCGTAATCAAAGACGTGCGCTTGCTAAAAAGTTGGCAAAGTAACAAAAAAGAAGGAGAGTGTTTTTAATGAAAAAGCAAGTCGTTTATATAGCTCAAAACGGTATCAAGGTAGTCGTGGATAGCAACACAGGCCCACGGAATGTACAGCTTTTTAATTCAGTCTTGAAGAAGTAGGGGGTAGTTCCAATGCAGCTAAAATCAAGGGGCTTAGGTTTATCAATGATGATGGCAAGCATATTCGGAGGTCTTTTTAGTCCTGATATCAGGCAACACAATGAACCGCATTACTTTGAATACTCAGGCATTCCAACGGAAGAACAGCTAAGGAAAAGGGCAGAGCGTAAGGCGAGGAAAAAGGCTAAGAAGGGGGCAATAAAATGACCTTAGCAGAAAAAAGAAATAAGGAAAACGAGGAGCTACAAGAGCGTAAAGAAAAGGAACGCTTAGAATTGGAAAATCAATTAAAAAACGCATTATCCCTTGAATCTATTGAATTTTTGTCACTAAAAGAAAATGGTGACAACTGGGATTGTTGTGTAAGGTTAGCCTTCACTCTTGTGGATTATAGGCAAGAAGATGACTTTTATTGGAGTTCTGATAAGAGCCAAGAAGCTTTTATTGAGCAAGTTAAAGGCAGAATAGATTACATCAAGGAATTGCGGGCAAGGCATCAGGAATTTTGCAAACAAAACGACTACATCCAATCAAATAGCAAGTTTAGTAAAAAAATATCACTCACGCACATGGGTTACGGTAGAGAGTTTTATTTTGAAGTGCAACTGGCTGATTACCTTAAATTACCAAACAGTACATCCTGTAGTGTTGGCGGTGGAGATTACGAAATTAAGAGAACTCCAAAACGCGTGGAGGAGTATAACAAAAACATCGATATCACGATTGACCTCCTTCTTGATTGCATCTCTGAGCTTAAGCAGAAAAAGTATGTTTCAGGGAAGTAGGTGATTCAATGCAGCATCAGAAAGCAGGTAATTTATTGAAAAAGGATCAAGCCCGCCGAATGCGGTATCAGGAGCAACAAAGAATCAAGCAAAAGCTCATTAATGCGCCGAACACTGGAAAGATGGCGTGGGAGTCTAATCAGGACATGCCGGAGGGACAACTGAAATCGTTTGCATCGAAGTTGATTAAGTGAGGGAGGAAATCAAAAGGTGGAATGTCCATATTGTGGCGAGGAATTAAAGTGTACTGATTTCTACGGGAGAAACTTGCACCTTGATAGCTTTGGAAGGGTTAAGGAAGGGTTTGAAAAACAAGGCGACATCTTTAGGTGCAACAACGAGGAATGCGATCATTACTGCGAGAGTTTTTACACTGACTTACGAGACGAATTACATGAAGGGTATCCATGTTAATGAGAACCATCCTCGCATACCACGTCATCGGCTTAGGAATCCTCTTACAACTTCATATGGAGTATTACGCTTTTATACGAAAAAGAGCTTGCAGACGCGCCAACGTCAACAAGCCGAAGGGGAAATTATTCAATAATCAGTATATCACAAACCGCGAAAACTATTCCATCTAATTTGAGGGAGGTAGATTGTATGCGCAAATTTGAATTAACAAGTGATTTTGTCCTAAGTGCTTTCGGTGTCAAATTGTTCAGGATTAAAGCCCTTGTGTCTTTTAAAAATGTTGACGCTGGTGAATTAGGTGGCTATATCGAGAAGGTAGAAAACTTAGATCAGTATGGTGATGCTTGGGTCTCTGGCAATGCTTGGGTCTCTGGCAATGCTTGTGTCTCTGGCGATGCTCGGGTCTCTGGCAATGCTTGGGTCTCTGGCAATGCTTGGGTCTCTGGCGATGCTTGGGTCTATGGCAATGCTCGGGTCTCTGGCGATGCTTGGGTCTATGGCAATGCTCGGGTCTCTGGCGATGCTCGGGTCTCTGGTAATGCTCGGGTCTATGGCAATGCTTGTGTCTCTGGCAATGCTTGTGTCTCTGGCAATGCTTGTGTCTATGGCAATGCTTGTGTCAAAAAATCTACTCACCTATTTCAACTCGGCGCACTCGGATCACGAAACGGATTCACTACGTTCTTCCGGGTAAAGACGAATCAAATCCATGTGTCTTGTGGTTGCTTTCTTGGGAGTATTGATGAATTTGAAAAAGCAGTAGAAAAGACACACGCTGGCACGAAGCATGAGCGAACGTATAAGTTAGCTATCCAACTTGCAAAAGAGCAAATCGAACTCGACACAGAAGAAAACGAGGACGGTGAAGGCTGTGAATTTGGAGAAGAAAAGAAAGCTGGAATGTCTCACAGCAGACTGCGGATTAACTAAAGAACGCTGTTTAATTCATCACGGATCAAACTGTATCAAGCTCGGAGGCAAACGGATACCCCTGCAAACTGCTACCCCGAATCAGAGTGTGGCGTTGAGGGTAGAAGGTCAGACAAATTTTAAGGCTTATTGGATTGCTGATGGATGGGCAGTTACGGATTGGAGGGACTGAGATATCGAGTATTCAGAATTTATTGAATCAAAACGCATTGTAACGGTCAACTCAGGATTTACGGTTACAGAATCAAACCCCATGCTCTTTCCATTTCAGAGTGACATTGTGAAGTGGGCTTTAAGGAAAGGCAGGTCGGCCGTATTCGCTGATTGTGGCCTTGGGAAAACGGCGATTCAGCTTGAATGGTCACAAAAGGTAGTAGAACAAACAGGCGGTAACGTGCTCATCTTGGCACCTTTAGCAGTAAGCGAACAGACAGTGAATGAAGGCCAAAAGTTCGGTATCGCGGTTAATCTGTGCCGCACTCAGGAAGATGTTAAGCCTGGTATCAATATCACAAATTATGAAATGTTGCATCATTTCGATTCATCGAAGTTTACCGGGGTGGTCCTCGATGAGTCTAGCATTTTAAAGGGTATGAACTCTAAAACAAGGATTACGGTAACAGAATCATTCCTAAATACTCCCTATAAATTAGCCTGTACTGCTACTCCTGCACCAAACGACTACATGGAACTGGGCAATCATTCAGAGTTTCTAGGAGTAATGACTAGGGCTGAAATGCTGGCAATGTTTTTTGTGCATGATGGTGGGGAAACATCAAAATGGCGAGTCAAGGGACACGCAGCACAGAGATATTGGGAATGGGTAAGTTCTTGGGCGGTAGTGATTCGTAAGCCCTCAGACTTGGGGTATGACGATGGGGATTACGTTCTCCCTGAGCTCAATATGCGTCAACACACGGTAACGGCCAGTAGCCCTCCTGACGGTATGCTTTTCACTATTGAAGCAATGACACTCCAAGAACGTCAAGCGGCACGTAGAACAAGCATTGTGGACCGAGTGAGAGTATGCGCCGACCTAGTAAACCAAAGTACGGAACCATGGATTATATGGTGTGACTTAAACGCTGAAAGTGAAGCACTCAGAAAAGCCATAACGGGAGCAATTGAGATTACCGGAAGCGATAGCCACGAACATAAGAAAAATTCCATGTTGGGATTTACGAACGGCGATATTGGAGTGTTGATTACTAAGCCAAAAATAGCCGGTCACGGCATGAACTGGCAGCATTGCAATAACGTAGCATTCGTTGGATTATCAGATAGCTATGAAGCGTTTTATCAAGCAGTTAGACGGTGTTGGCGATTCGGGCAAAAGAACGATGTCAATGTCCATATTATAACGGCCCATACGGAAGGTGCGGTTGTCGCAAACATCGAGAGGAAGGAGAGGGATGCCATGAATATGATCAACGAAATGGTAAGGCATACACAAAAAATAACGAGTGCGGAAGTTCGAGGAACAAAGAGAAATCAAGCCGATTACCTTCCTGCTCAAAAAATCATCCTTCCCCAATGGTTAGGGGTGACAGGCAGTTGAAGCGTATTTTAGATACTTGTTGTGGTAGTAGAATGTTTTGGTTCGACAAACACAATGAAGATGTTCTTTATATGGATAACCGTCAATTTAGTGACACGTTGTGTGATGGTAGGAAATTGGAAGTTAATCCGGATTTAGTCGCAGATTTCAGGAGTATTCCCTTCGAAGATGATTCCTTTTATTTAGTGGTTTTCGACCCACCACATTTACTAAAAGCTGGGGAAAATTCATGGCTGGGCAAGAAGTATGGAATTCTTGGCCAAGATTGGATAAACGATATTAGGCAAGGATTCAATGAGTGTATGCGAGTTTTAAAACCAAATGGAACACTTGTTTTCAAGTGGAATGAAGAACAAATCGCCTTAAAGGAAATATTGAAATTAATTTGCATTAATCCACTTTTCGGAAATAGGCGAAGCAAGACCCATTGGTTAGTCTTTATGAAATAGTTAGGTAAATAGAGGGTATTAAATCGAGTTAAGGAGTTTTTCTGTATGACAAAAATAATGCCCTATTCCGTTCTTAGCCAAGCCAGTGGTGAAAATTGGCATTTATATAACGGTGATTGTGTTGAAATCTCAAAGCTAATTCCCTCTAGCTCAGTTCATCTATCACTTTTCTCTCCTCCATACGAAGGTTTATATGTTTACAGCAACTCCATAAGGGACCTCGGAAATAGCCGTAATAGTGGTGAGTTCTTTAAGCACTTCGGATACCTTGTAAATGAGCTCCTTAGAATCATAAAACCCGGGCGCATAGTCGCGGTTGATTGCATGAATATTCCCGCTATGAAAGAAAGGGACGGATACATCGGCCTAAAGGATTTCAGGGGTGACTTAATCCGTTTATTCACATCATTTGGATTCATCTTTCATAGTGAGCATTGCATGTGGAAGGACCCGTTGATTGAAGCGGTTAGGACTAAGGCATTGGGATTAATGCACAAACAATTATGCAAAGACTCGGCAATGTGCCGGGCTGAAATACCCCAATATTTACTAGCATTTCGCAAGCCTGGTGTAAATGATGAACGAGTTTTCCACGAAAACGGCCTGGATTATTTTATCGGAGAGAATGAACCAACAGAGGGGACCCTACAGCATGAAAGATGGCGAAGGTACGCTTCCCCGGTCTGGATGGATATTAACTTTGGGAACACGCTCAACCATCGTACAGTTAGGGAAGATAGCGACGAACGCCATATTTGCCCTATGAGCATGGATATTATTGGCAGGGGTATTCAGCTATGGTCAAACCCGGGAAACGTTGTATTTGACCCATTCGCAGGAGTTGGCTCGACCGGTTATGTGGCCTTAGAGATGGGTAGAAAGTCGATTGGGATTGAATTGAAGCAAAGCTATTTCAACCAAAACAAGAAGAATCTTGAATCAGTTGTTATTGCAAAAGATGAAGTCGCTACATCACTTTTTGGGGAGGAATTCTAATGCACGACCTAACAACAGACCAATTCACCAACCTAAAAACCCTATTAAAAAACACTCAACTAATCGAGCAAATCTCCATTGACATGCACTCAAATAGCCTACTCAGGGTAACAATCATATCCGTCATAGATGCTGATTTTAACGCCGTGGATGCTGAGATTGAGAAGATATTCCCCGGAAAATCCTATCGCGGTTCAGTCGGTGAGGAAGAGTATGGGGATTTTTACATGATTGATGTGGATGGGGAAACTCTCATTAACTTAATGGTGAAGAAGTCGCCCGAAGAAGTTGAGTGGACACTTGAAGAGATCATGAGACAGGAGGGTTGACGATGCAAGTTAACTTAATATTCTCCTTACTCCTGGACCATCTTAAATCATGTGGCGGCTGCATCGGACATCGTAAAATCCAAAACTGCAAACACGCTAGAGCCTGTGCATCGGCAGAAGTTTTATTCAAAAGGGGGTTGGTAGCTAATTCGCAGGATTTGTTGCTTTTTGGTACTGCTGATAATGCTCGTTCAGCCAAGGACTACAGCAGGAAAAGTAATCGAGACTATGCCGACATTGGCCCTTGTGAAGCTGAGCCATCCTGTGAGTCGATCTGAGCCTGTTGAAAAGGTTGAGCGAAGGATTATGAGGGTCACGGCCTATACATCTCGGGATCGTGGAATGAACGGTAAGGGGATAACAGCGAATGGCGAAAAGGCTGTCGAAGGCCGAACGATTGCAGCGGATTCGAGTATTCCGTTTGGCACTCAGATTTATATACCGGAGTTGGGGAAAACGTACACAGTAGTTGATCGAGGTGGAGCGATTAAGGGAGATAGGCTAGATCTTTATATGGAGTCGAGGAAAGATGCAATGGAATTCGGGGTGAGGTATTTAGAAGTTGTTATAAGGAGGTAAGAGATGGAAATAACACTAGGATCGCTATTTGATGGGATAGCTGGGTTTCCACTATCGGCTAGTCATTATGGGATAGTAACAAAATGGGCAAGCGAAATAGAGTCATTCCCAATCAAGGTATCGCAGAAACACTTTCCCAACATGAAACACCTTGGCGATGTAACGAAGATCAATGGTGCAGAAATTGAACCAGTGGACATTATCAGCTTTGGTAGTCCCTGCTTCCCTGCTGGGACACTGGTAATAACCGAGAAAGGATATATGCCAATTGAGGAAATCAATGTTGGGGATAGAGTTTTAACCCATACGGGTAAATGGCAAAAAGTTCTTAAGGTTGGCAATAAAATAGCGGACACAATCATACTAAAAGGATTTGGTCACTATGGGCTAGAGACTACTACTGAGCATCCATTTTATTCAAGCGAAAAAATACGCAAATGGAGAAATGAACCTAGTCGTGGTTGGGATAGTGAAATGACTAATCCCAAATGGTCGAAAGCACAGCACATGGAGGGCAAGTTTTGGGCAACTCCAATAATAACCGAAATTATAGAAATACCCGATATCAAAAAAAGTCTAGGCAAGGGCAAAAGAGCGGAAATTCCAGAAATGAACGAACCTTTCTGGTGGTTTATCGGTAGATGGTTAGGTGATGGCTGGACAAGGGATGCCAAGCGGCTCAATAGGCCAATGGGATGGGGTCAAGTATTTATTTGCAGCTCACATGATGAAGCAGATGGTGTACAAGAAAAAATAGGCCATTTAGGAATTATTTGGGCAAGATTTGAAGAACGAACAGTAACGAAATTTAGAACAACTAATCAAGCATTAACAAAATGGATACTTGATAATTTTGGTCAACATGCAGGTGAAAAGCGACTACCATCATGGATCCTGAGTTTATCCATAAAATACCGCCAATCCTTGTTAGATGGATATATAAGTGCGGATGGGTTTATTAACCAAGATGGAGCATATTCCGCAACTACCGTAAGCAAAAAACTGGGTCTAGGAATCAGATTAGTGGCTGAATCATTAGGGTTTGCTTCGGCACTGTATTTCTCTAAAACGAAACCAAAAACTACTATTGAGGGGAGAGTGGTAAATCAAAGGGATTTCTACACAGTTAGGTATGCCACGATCAAAAAACAAACGAGTAGAACCGAGGCATACGGAGTTTCTTGGGGCAAGGTTCGCAAGGTTAGTGAAGGTAGAAAGTCAATTCGAGTTTACAACATTGAGGTAGGGGAAGATAACAGTTATGTAGTTGAAAACATCATTGTTCACAATTGCCAGGACATGAGTGTAGCTGGGAAGAGAGAAGGGCTAGGGGGGGCAAGGTCGGGTCTATTCATGGAAGCGGTACGAATTATTAGAGAAATGAGGGAAGCAACTAATGGAGTTTACCCAAGAGTCGCTATTTGGGAAAACGTCCCAGGAGCATTCTCCAGTAATGGAGGTCAAGATTTTAGGGCAGTCCTTGAAGAGATCACAGAGACCGAAATTTCAATACCTCCAAGTGGTAGGTGGGCGGAGTCTGGAATGGTTAGAGGGGATGGGCGTTCAGTCGCTTGGAGAGTCCTTGATGCTCAATACTGGGGTGTCCCCCAGCGTAGAAAGAGAATCTTCCTTGTCGCAGATTTTGGAGGACAACGTGCTGGAGAAATACTTTTTGAGCGAGAAGGCATGTCTGGGCATTCTGAGGAGAGCGGAAAAGCGTGGGAAGAAGTTGCCGCCGGTGTTGGAGATGGCATTAATACAACAAGCCGGATTAACTGCACACCCGATGGCATTGCCGGAACCGTCAGTAGTAAATGGGCAAAAGGGACTGGTGGCCCAGCAGGAGACGAGCACTATAACTTAGTTTGTCAGGAAGAAATAAAGGTCAACTTCGAACAAACATCTGACCGAATCGCAATAAATCCTAAAACTAGCGTAACTCTCAAGGCTTCAGGAGGAGGAGGAGGAGCAAAGACCGGACTTTACCTTCTTCCTATTGCATTCAATGGCAGACAGGACCCTATTTCTGGACCGATACCTGGAGCATTGGGAGCTAGTTTACCACAAGCTCAATGCGTAGCTACCGGATATACAACCTCGCAGTTTGCGAAGTATGTCGAGGGGGTTGGCACTCTAAGGGCTAGTGGTGGTGATTTGGGTGGTGGCAGTGAAACACTCGTTGTAAATTACCGAGTACGCCGACTAACACCAACTGAATGCCTACGACTTCAAGGATTCCCTGACAACTGGCTGGACATCGAAGGAGCAAGCGATTCTGGCAAGTACAAAGCGACCGGGAATTCGGTAGCGATCCCTTGTGTAGAGTTCATTTTTAGTCAGATTGTGAAAGTTTTAGAAAGAAAGGACTGATTACCACGGACAAACACCAACTAGAAGTCTATAACGCCCTGCGACAACTTGAAATACCTGCACATGTCAAGGGCTATGAGTACATCAAAACTGCCATTAAATATCTGCAAGATCATCCTAATTCAATTTTCAAAATGACCAAGGAACTTTATCCGGAAGTTGGAAAGCTGCACAATACCACGGGTACAAGGGTTGATAGGGGGATTAGGCACGCACTCACATTAGGAACTGTTGATGACTCAAAATGGTATCGCGTGATAGGGAAAATTGGGCCAATGGCTAATGGGGAATTTCTCGCAACGCTTGGGGAGTCGATAAAGATTAAGTTGGCGGTGGAGGGATGAAGAAAATCTACGTAGCACACCCTTTTGGTGGCAAAAAGTCCAATAAAGAATCCATATCCCATATCTGTCGGGAGCTAGTCAAATACGGAGTTATGCCAATATCCCCGGTTCATGCCTTTGGTTTTCTGAATGACAATGTTCCAGATGAAAGGCAGAAGGCTATGGAATATTGCGACGAGTTATTAGAGTCCTGTGATTGTGTTTTCTTCTTTGGCGAATGGGAAAGCTCGGAAGGTTGCTGCAGGGAAATGGATCTTGCAAAGCAATTGTTTAAGCCGATTTATATCATGGTTGGTTGGATTGACGGAAGGCCCATATTCCGCAAAGCCCCGGCATGGTGGAAGAAATGAACCAAAACGTATACGACACACTCACGGAGGCCCGCAAAACCCTATTCGATATGCAGACTTCACACATTGGGGCTGAGTATAAAGCGGAGTTGGATGTTGTGGCTATGGCGATTGACGATTCGCTTGATGAGTTGGATAGGTTAGCAGCACAAATTAAAAGATTAGAAAGTGGAGGGAAATAATATGAAAATCAAAAGGCTTGAAATTAATAACTACCTTGGAATATCAGAATTTGCTATGGATTTTGGCAAGGTGAATCTTATATCTGGCCATATTGGGGCCGGTAAGTCAACCATTGTAGAGACTCTCGATAAGGCCTTTACCAACAAGTCGCGCCGAACTGAAGTTATTAGGCATGGAGAGAATGAGGCTAGGATTTATGTCCAGACGGATGATGAGCTGGAGATTGAGCGCAAAATCAGAACTGACAAAGCGGATTACCTCAGAGTTCGCAAGCAAGGACAAAGCGTTCCATCTACTCAAACTTTCCTGAACAAGTTCATTAGTGGCGAGATATTCAGACCATTAGAGTTTGTGAATAAATCGGCTACTGAACAAGCTAAGATTATTCTCAACATGCTTGAAATTCCATGGACAACAAATGATATTCAAACATGGTTTGGCGAGCTTCCAGGGGTCAATTATGAGGCTCATATCCTGCAAGTATTAAAGCAGATCGAAACACTTTATTATACGCAACGTGAAGCGATTAACCGGGAAGTAAAGGTACTGGAAGCTCAAGTAACAGGGATTAAGAACGAGTTACCGCCGAATTATGATGGTGAAAAGTGGAGAAGTGAGAAGATTTCGGAGTATTACGGAAAGGTAGCCGCTGCCGAGGAATCTAATCGCAAGTTAGTAGCTGCCCAAAATGCAGTACAGGGATTGCAGGACCGGATTGATGCTATTAATGCAAATTCCGAACTGGACAAGCAGACCAAAAAGAATGGGTATGATCAGAAGCGTTCTGAGGGCAGGGAGTTTATTCAGTTTATTAATCAGAAGATTGAGAAAATGCAAACCGTTATTGATGGTATGGAGCACAGACTTGAATCAAGTAGGAGGGATACAGACAAGGAGCTGGCACTCGATATTGAAAAAGCAAGAAATGGATATCGACAAAAACTTCAAGAGCTTAAAGATCAGCACGAGGAAGAACTCGCTACCCTTAATCACGTTTCCGAAACTGCTAAAGAATCTGCTAAAAGGAATCTAGCCGAAGAAAAAACTAAGGCTACAGAAGAAATTGCAAAATGCAAAAATTCTCAAACCGCCAAAGAGCAGGAACTATTGAACATTGATTCACTCGAAGAACAATCTCTGTTGTCCATTGATGAAAAAGCAGTTGAGCAGATCAAAACTCTTAATGCCGAAGTTGGAAATGCCCAGAAAGTCTTAGATGTTACCAAGGAAATAGATACCTTGCCATTAACTGCCATAGCCGAAAAAGTAGCTCACATGCAATCCTTTCTCCGTGAATTTGACCACATGGACGACATGATTAAAACAAAAATTGCACCTCGCCAAGAGCTTGCCCAAACTTTAACAGCTCGAATTGATACAGCTCGAACAATGCCTATGGAATTACTCAAAGTTGCAGCGGTTCCAATTCCTGAAATCGCGGTGGATGGCGACGGAAAGATTCGCATAGGTGGAACGTTGTTGGATGGGCTTTCTGAGGGTGAGCAGTTGAACTTAGCTCTTAGGGTAGCAAAGGCACAGGCTGGGGAACTGGGGTTAATCTGTATTGATGGTATCGACAAAATTAATCCTTCAGATCGTAAATGGTTGGAAGAAGAAATGCTTACAGATAAGTTTCAGTATTACATTTTATCAACCACAGAAGGTGATCTAAATGTAAAAATTGAGGGGGAGATTTAATTGAGTAACGAGCTTCAAACACAAGGCATAAAAACAGTAGCGCAGTTTCTGAGTGAGGTTAACACGCAAAGGTATTTGGAGGGGATGCTTAAAGAGCGCACAAGTCAATTTGTGACATCTCTTGTATCTTTGGCTAATACTGCAAAGGGATTTGCTGGTGCAAATGTTGAGCCAAAAAGTTTACTCTTTTGCGGGTTAATGGCTGCAGGTATGAACCTACCTCTAAATCCTAATCTCGGATTTGCGTGGGCCATCCCCTACAAAAATAATAAGGTGTCTCCCGTGGTCACAGAGGCACAATTTCAAATTGGAGCAAAAGGATTAATTCAATTAGCTCAAAGAACAGGATTATACAAAAGCCTTAATGCAATCGCAATCCACGAAGGCGAACTTAAAAAGTGGGACCCATTCACTGAGGAATTAGTTCTCGAATTGGTTGAAGACCTGGAAAAGCGCGAAAAACTTCCAATTATCGGGCATGCAGCTTATTTTGAACTTCTCAATGGATTCAAAAAGACTATTTACTGGCCAAGACAAAAAACCGAACGACACGGCAGGAAGTATTCAAAGGCCTACAACTATTTATGGTCGTCTGACTTTGACTCAATGGCACTAAAAACTGTTATTAAGAATTTGCTTAGTAAGTGGGGACCACTTTCTATTGAAATGCAAGATGCAATCCGCTTTGATCAATCGGTAATTCGCGGGGAATTGGGAGGAAGTCAGGAACCAGAGTATATTGACGGTTCAACTATTCTTCCGGAGATTCCAGAGGATACATTAGCTGATGAGTTTGCAAGGAATAAAGCCACTAGCCTTGCGCTAGATGCCGAAATCGTTGAGGGAGAATTAGTTAAGGAGGGCAAAAATGCTAAAGCTAAATCATAAGAACTATCATTCCCTTGAAGCGTCCAGGGACTATATGAGTCGTGGTCAATACCTTGATTTCCTGAAATGCGAGGCGGCAGCGGTTGCCGTCCTCCGAGGGGAATGGGTAGAGGATGTATCGGACGCTTTATTAGTCGGGCAATACGTTCACACGTTCAACGATGGGACAAGGGGAGAATTTATCTCCGAACATCCCGAAATGTTCAAAAAAGATGGAAGCCTGAAAGCAACATTCATTATTGCTGACAAAATGATTGAAACCCTCAAAAATGATGAATTCGCTATGTACGTCCTAGAGGGCCAGAAAGAAGTAATTTTCACGGCTGAAATGTTCGGATGCTGGTGGAAAGTAATGATTGACTCCTATAACCCCAAGAAGAGGCGTTCTGTGGATCTCAAGACCACTCGAAGCATCACAGATAAGGTGTGGAGTGATGAAGATCATGCGAAGGTTAGTTTTATTGAGAAGTATGAATATTTGATACAAGCTACTTTGTACTCTGAAATCGAACGCCTTGCAACCGGCAGACCTCCTGGTGATTGGTTCGACTTTTATATTGTGGCTGTGAGCAAACAGGATGTTCCTGATAAGGAAGTAATTAGCTTGGTTGACCCCGAACGCTATGCCATTGAATTAATTAACATTCAAAACAATATGAAGCGAATTCTTAGTTTAAAAACTGGCAAGGTTGAACCGGAACATTGTGGCCATTGCGATTATTGCCGAAGTGTAAAAAAACTTAATGGGGCTATTTTTTACAAAGAACTCTGCCCTGAATTCTACGCTTAATCAATATCCATTTTAAAGGAGGAAAACCCATGAATAAATGGACAGGAATAGGCCGATTAGTACGCGATCCAGAATTGAGATATAGCCCTTCCGGTGTGGCAGTAACCACATTCACCATAGCGGTTGACCGTAGATTCAAAAACGCTCAGGGCGAGAAAGAAACGGATTTTATCCAGATTAAGACTTTCAAGCAACTTGCCGAGTTATGCGCGAATCACTTATCAAAAGGTAAACTAGCCGGAGTCAGTGGAGCTTTACAAATTAGTTCGTACAACGATAAGGAAGGGAACAAGAAATATTCCACTGACATCTTGGCTGATGAAGTACAGTTCTTGAGTCCAAGGGAAGAGAACGCAGCGCATCCTCCCGTATCGAATCAAAGCCGTGAAGTCAACCTCGATGATGACTCCGATATCCCATTTTAGACAATATTCGACAATAATTAATTAATCTTGGGCAGAACTCCTCTCAGTTCGGATGCATACGGACACATACTCATTCTGCCCAATCAAATAAAAGGAGATTATTGCATGGCAACATTCTTAAAATCTGTAAACATAAAAAATACACGCAAAATACGAAGATGTTTCGCATGTGGGGAAATAATCAACAAGGGAAATCCTGCCGTTGAATGGGTATCCGTGGACGGAGGAACAATCTGTAGCATATACCTCCATCCTAAGTGCTGGAGCGTAACGGAAGATTACTGCTTTAGCTGTAAGGATTGTGACGATGGCGATGGATTCTACGAAAGATATCTCTATGAGTCAATGAATGAAGGTTCGGAATGTGAAGGCGTAAAAGTCTGGTTGGAACTAAATCAGGGGCAGTCAAAAGCTGCCCCAATAAAGAAGAGGATGTGCTGAAAAATGAACCCAAAAGATTGCAATGCTAAAGCGGCCAAACCGCAATCAGTCCTGGAAGACGTAATTGAGTCGCTGAAATCCGAAGTCCTCGCAGTAAACAGATTAGCGGATAGAATTTTCGATATGTTGCGAGATCCTTCGCCAGCTTGTGAAAATGGATGCGCAAAGAGTTCACCTAATACGGTTGCGGATTCATTGAGAGATATTCGCACTATTACCGAGGGGACCAAGGAGCAACTTGAGGGTATTGCAAGAATCCTAGAAGAACAACTAGGGTGCTTGAAGTTGGAGCATTAGGGTTAACGACATCATGAGGGCCAACTACATAATTCAGGGCCCCATTAAATTTAAGGAGTTGAGGATAAATGAAAACATGGGAAATGATTAAGGAATTAACCAAAGACACAAAACTTATTTTTACAAGAAAAATGAGCGATTCTGGATGTAATCCTCAATATGTAGGCATGGAGGTCGGGTGCTTATATTGGCTAGATACTAAAACCTTAAAACCCCTAAAAGAGCAAAAATTCCATATTACAAGTTGGGGACTTGGTGATAATTGGGAATTAATTCCCCAAGAAGTAACTTGGCAAGAAGCTATTCAGGCATGGATTGAAGGCAAAGGAATACAGGTTAAGATTAATGATTGGGTTAGGGAGCAACCTTCATCTTATAAATTCGGTTGCCCTCCAGGCCTTGTGCTTGGATTTGATCGTGATGAATTTAAAAAAGGCAAATGGTACATTCGATGATCTGAGATTGGAGGGGAAGAACCATGGCCAAACCAGAAACAAACGCAATCAAGCTAGAAAATGGAAACTATGGCTGTCCCCAATGCAAGGGTGAACAATTCAAACTTGTAACCCATTTGGACGGCAAGAATTTCTTTAAGAATATTTATAATTGCTGCGGTTGCGGTTTCCCGATTTCTTTTACTCATCAGCGAAGTAAGGAAGATCGGGCGTATTGGGAATAAAAAAGAGCCGGGATTAATCCTCCCGGCCAGGAGCAGGTGAAAAATATTGGCTTGGATCTCAATTCACCAACAAATAAGGGATCACAGAAAAACTAGAGACTTATTTAGGAAGCTGAAGATCAGTAGGGCAGAAGCCATTGGAACCCTAACTCTTATATGGACATGGGCAATTGATAACTGTAATCAAGAAGGCGAGTTACTTTCAGTCACAAAAGAGGATATTTCCGAGGCTGCATATTGGAGAAAAAAACCTGAAATTTTATACAAAGCATTGGTGGAAACGGGTTGGATTGACGAACTTGAAGGAAAGATGTATTTACACGATTGGGGTGACTTTAATAAACCATTTTATGACTATATCACTAGGAAAGAGAAAGATAAGCAACGGAAAAGACTAGGTAATTCCGCAGGAAATTCCACAGAAAATACAGTGGAAAACCGTGCAGAATTCCACGTGTCACCTTCACCTTCACCTTCACCTTCACCTTCACCTTCACCTTCACCTTCACCTTCACCTTCACAAGAACAAACATTAGAGGAAGTAACGGTAAAAAAACCTAAGAAGCTTAAACTGGAAATTATCAAAAAGGTATTTGGTGAAAAAGTGCGCTTATCAGAAGTTGAGTATAAAAAGCTAATTAGCGAGAATGGCCAACAGAATACGGATGAGATGATTGCTATTCTTGATAATTGGTACTGTTCTAAAGGCAAACCACCAAACAAGTCTGATTACCACACAATGATTGGCAAAGGCTGGGTACTTAACAGATTTAAGGAAGATCAACAAAAACAAACTGGACAAGCACTTAAGGGTAAGTCACAACCCAGTAGACCACGTTCTTTTGATGCAATTGACAAATGGGCAAAAATGACGGAAGGAATGATTGAATGACAAGCCCGGAGTTCCAAAAGTTCTTTAGGTACATTAATTCGGTGACAACAGATACAAATCCAAGTCCTGAGAAAACACAAGTCTACTGGGACGCATTAAATGACCTTGAATTCAACGTGGCAATGGTGGCAGCTAGAAAAGTAATAACAACCCTAGAAAATCCTTTTCTCCCAATGCCAGCAGTATTTAGGGGCGCAGCACTCCATGTCACAGGCCAAGCAATCCAAGCCGCCCCTGATGCCTACGCAGAAGTGTTGAAGGCAATACGCTACTACGGATCATACCGCGAACAAGAAGCGCTCCAAAGCCTTCCTCCTTTGACTAGAAAAGCGGCAGAAGCAATAGGATGGAAGGGACTTTGCTTGAGCGAGGAGCCTGATGTAATCAGAGGACAATTTCGCATGGCCTATGAAGCATTGGAGAAAAGGGAAGTCGTGGAGGCAAAGACACCACAAAAGCTAAAGGATGTAATTGCGTCAATGGGAGTACCGGTCCGGGCAATAGTTGAAGCCCCAAGAAGAACAATGGCTGATCAATTAGAGCTTGACACAAATGAGATATACGAGGAAATAGATGCGGCTGAGGATATAACTGAAAGATCAAACCATATCAGGGAACTGTTGGCTAGAGCAGCTAAGAATAGGCCAAAGCAAGTCATAAAAACAAGCCCGGAGGAACTGGAAAAAATGTATTTATAAGGAGGGAGAAGACATGAAAATTGGGCTAGTTGATGTTGACTCAAAGATACCCAACCTAGCCTTAATGAAGATTTCAGCATACCACAAATCTCTAGGTGATGAAGTTAAGATGTTCGACCCGCTCTTTGATAATCCTGACCGAATTTACTCATCCAAGGTTTTTAAATCCACAGATGAATATGGTTATTTTCCTCCCAACTGTGAAGTACTCCAAGGAGGAAGTGGCCACGACTTAGATGTGAAATTATCCAATTACATCGAAACTATGTACCCCGATTATTCGCTATATGGGATCGATTACGCGATGGGATTTACCACGCGAGGTTGTACGAGAAAATGCGGATTCTACATCGTACCACAAAAGGAAGGGAAACTTCATCCGGTAGCCGATATCCACCAATTTTGGAATGGCCAAGAACGGTTAAGTATCATGGATAACAACCTTGCTGGAGACACAGAACATTTTAACTCGTTGTTAATCAAGCGATTAATCATAAGATCAAAACCGACTTTAATCAAGGACTAGACATCCGCCTGATTGATGATGAAAAAGCAGAGTTACTTTCAAGGGTTAGGTTATGGAAGAATGGACACATAAGATTCGCATGGGATTCAATGGATACAGAATAAGAAGTGATGAAAGGTATCGAAATTTTAATGAGATACATGAAGCCATGGAAACTAAGATTTTATTTATTGATTGGATATGAAACAACCGAGGACGAGGATTTATACAGAGTTGAAATGTTAAAAAGCTTAGGTATTGGGTCGTTCGTGATGCCTTATGACAGGACCAGCGAATACCAAAGAGACTTTGCTAGGTGGGTAAATACTCATGTATACAAAGTGGCGGCATGGCCGGATTATCGGGGACGAGAAGGAGGGATAAGCCATGTTAACTAAAATACCTCGCCAATTCACCAAACCTCGAAAAACCTATAAACAAGTGATAGAACCCTACAGAATACCCGACTTAGAATCTTTCCTCTACGGCTTAGAGCGAGCATGGGATGTTTGCAAACGCGAAGGGGTACAAATGGACGTAGGGAAGTGTATTGAAGAGCTAAGGCATAGATAAGGAGTGAGGTAAATGAATAAAAGTAAAATTGAATGGTGCGATTATACGTGGAATCCGGTAACTGGATGCGAGCATAATTGCCCATATTGTTATGCCAAAAGAATTGCTATGCGATTTAAGGGTAAAGCATTTCCGAATGGATTTGACCCTGCGTTTTATCCAGAACGCCTAAACAAGCCATTAAAACTAAGGAGCCCATCAAAAATATTCGCAGTAAGTATGGGTGATCTATTCGGCGACTGGGTCCCTGATGAATGGATACGTGAAGTTTTTAAAGTTTGCGAAGATGTCCCGAGACATCAATACATTTTCCTTACAAAAAATCCAAAAAGATTCGGAGTTATAAATGATCTTTGGTATAACTACGATTGCAAATGGCCGGAAAATGCTTGGTTAGGAACATCTATAACTAATCAAGTAGATGCTAAAAAGATACTACAATTACCATATGGAAAAGCCAACACTTTTATATCCATCGAACCGCTTCAGGAAAGAGTTGACCTGAGTTTCTATTTACCTGAAAAAGATACGAGATATAAATGCTCATACTGTGGTCATCACACGGGTTATTACTCAAATCATTGCCAATATTGTAATAAAGAAGGTGGGTATGGCGGATCATTCCGTAAACAACCTGTTGATTGGATTATAGTTGGCGCACAAACAGGACCGGGTGCCAAACAACCAAAAATTGAATGGGTGGAATCAATAATCAGGCAAGCCAGGGAGCATGATATACCTATTTTTCTCAAGGATAAATTGAATTGGCACTCGAAAATTCAAGAGTTTCCTATGGAAATGGAAAAGAAATCAAAGAGGATTTAAGGGAGGAAATGGAGGGATAGCAAATGCCAGGAGGAACACCAATCGACACAACAAGAGTCACAAAACTCTGGGAAAATGGCCTACTCGACGCACAAATAGCTAAAGAGGTAAATTGCACAGAGAAAGCCATAAGCAATTGACGCAAGAGAAATGATATGCCAAGTAACCGAGGTATCTTTAATTGGGACCCGTTGGGATATGAAGATCACGCGAAAAGGAGCTATAAGAAATATGAAACTGCTTGATAAGATTCAAACGGATGGATAAAAACGAATATCTCCCCGGAACCCCGGATGAGTTTATCGAGAAGAATATGGGCCTTGCTCAAAAAATCGCATGGGGATGGATGAAATACGTCCAACGAAACGAGGATATCAAATTCGATATTGATGACTTATTGAGTATCGCCTATCTCGGACTAATAAAGGCTTATCAAAAATTCGATCCTACGAAGTTTAGTGGTATGGACGGAGGAGAAATAAAGTTCTCAACTTATGCGGTGTCTATGATTAAGGGAGAAATACAAAAGTGGATAAGGGACAAGGGGCATACAATCCGAAAAAGCAGGGATGGCGAAATAATCCCCACTGACAGCTTAGACCGTCCATTATCGGATGATGAAGGTAAAACGCAAACGCTGGGAGACAAAATTCAGGTTGAAGATTTTTAGGATGAGCAAATAGTTGTAAATGATTTCCTCTCACAAGTTGATGAAAGGTCATTGAAAATATACAGACTCCGAACACTGGGAGCATCGCAGCGAGAAGTAAGTGAAATTATTGGATTAAGCCAAGTGCAGATATCTAGGATTGAAATGCGGTTTCTTGATTTAGCTAAAGAATATGGAGAAGGGGGAAATGCAAAGATGGCAAAAAAGACAGAACAAATGAGAAAAGAAATTACAACGCTTCAACAGTTTTATTCAGCAGGTGGAGCAGGACCGATTGCCAAGAAATATGGAGTCAGTGGGCCTATGGTATATGCACTTAAAAGACAACTCACAGAAAAGAGTGACCCAAAAGCTACCCGAACAGTTGAGTTGGAAAAGGTCGCAGGAGTCACAGAAATAGCATCCTTGCCGCTAAAGACACTTGTGGAGGAAGAAACCACATTGGCGAAAGAACAGGTTATCTATTCGGTTGATATGGTACGAGATGGCGTAAAGCTTGAGGGAATAGTTTTCCCAGTTGATGAGCCAAGTGAACTACCTCCTGTGAAGCTAAATCTCCCACCTGATACCATCGAACAAAAATGGAATCACATTCAGCGAGAGATAGACGAACTCCGTCAAATGCACATGAAACGGGCGAAGGAAGAATTTGACTTGCAGCTAGAGCAAGTGATGGGGAGATTAGCGGTATGACCATTCTCGAAAAAATCCGACAAGCTAAAACAAAACAAGACTTAGATTTTTTAACGCAAGAAATCATTTTCAGCCCCGACCATAAGGAAAACATCGAAGCGTTTAAGGTGAGATTGAAAGAACTTGAAAATAGCTCCGTAGAGGGCAGAGAAGGGCAATTGTAGGCGTTTTAATTTAATTTGTGAGTAAGTGGACTAAAGGGAAGAGAAAGGAGTCCTAGATGATGTGTAAGTGCCTTGAGGAAGTTAAGAAAGTTTCAACTACAGCTTATATAAAATCCCATCCAAAGGACAAACTTACCGGGAATATCTATTTTGAAAATGGGGTTTTATCCGACCCTCTTACATTGTTTTCGCCATTAATTATTGAAGTGGAAATGAAAAGATACGTCAAAAACGCAACCATCAATATTCACCATTCATTTTGCCCATTTTGTGGCAAACGAATAGTAAAGGAGGAATCCTAATGTTCTGGATAGGTGTAGCAATCGGCTGCATGGTCGGCAGTTTAATGGGGGTAGCTTATGTGAGTATGGTTGTGATCGGAAAACAGGCAGATGAGAGGACGGTATGGGGTAAAAGAAAGGATACGACTGGGCGATTAACCGGAAGAAACAAACACCGTGGATATATAACCACTACATCAAGCAAAGGCGGAATTGGGGTATACGATGCTGTAATTGAAAAACTTTTTGCGTATGAGGAAACTGGATTAAGCCCAAATGAAGTGATTAAACTCTTGGAGGATAAAGAATGAGGCTAATAATCCCTGCATACTTCCAAGCCATCAATAAATCAGGAAAACTGACTGATTATGCCGTAACAAGCAACCATATGTATACCATAGCCAAAATAGGGAAAAGAACAGTCCCGATTATCAAGAAAGATGCGAAAGCGTGGTACGAGTTGGCAGCGTGGAAAGCTCAGTCGTGGGTTAATCTAACAGGTTGGCAGATACCACCTAAAGAAATGCTTGTGATAATGAACATTTGGTATTTCTTCAAGGATAACACTCACGGGGATGCAGGAAATTACCATAAGGCCCTTGGAGATTTTCATCAAGGAATAATCGTCGAAAATGATAAATCTCTTTTATGGAGAGATCAATTCATCGAGATTGACAGGGAAAATCCCCGTATCGAATTAGATTTCAGGGTTGCAGGGTTAAAGATTTTACCTGCTAAAGCTAATAAAAAGAAGGTGGATAAGAAGTGAATATCTATGAAAAAATTTGGTATTTAATCTGGATGCTTATGGCAATCAAGGTAATAATCATTGGCGATTTCAACGCCTTTATTTGGATCAGATACGGTAGAGAATACCGCCTATGGTATTCGAGCAGGGAATCGTTTGGGGAATATCTGGACCGCACCGGGAAGAAGAAGGAGTGGTAGAAGTGAAGGCTATAACATTGTTGGAACCATGGGCCTCACTGATCGCAGTGGGAGCTAAAAAAATTGAGACACGTAGCTGGTCAACGAAATATCGAGGTCCCTTGGCGATTCAAGCTGGAAAAAGTCTTAAAGCCTGGCATATGGATCTCGCGTGGAAAGAACCTTTCTTTTCAGCGTTGGTATCGCAACACACGGAGACTGGCGGGATCTGTTATTCTCGCGGATGTGTTATTGCTACCTGTAATCTAGTTGACATCATTAAAATGACTCCAGAATTTATCGATTTTGTTAAATTAATTAAGGGATATGAATATGATTTCGGTAATTACACGGTTGGTCGGTATGCTTGGATCTTGGAAAACGTGAAGCGATTAGCGGAGCCGGTTCCGGCCAAAGGGAAGCTGAGTTTGTGGGAGTGGGAGGGAGAACGAGTTGACGTGGACTAGCCTTAAAAAGAAAATTAGTGTTTGCATGACTATCATGAAGGCTCCTGTTGTTATGGTCACCAATCATAATAAAGGCGGAATTCATACAATCGAAGCGATTATTAGGAATTCGGAGGATAAAAAATAATGTGTCAATGCCGAACCTGTAAAGGACAGGCCTGCCAATGTAAAGCTTGTCCGGAGAGCAAAACGTGCGGCTATGTGTATACCGATGATTGCCGATGGGTGAGGATTAAGGGAGGTAAGAAGTAATGGAAATTTCAAAAATCAAAGAAAAATATGAGCGACAATTTGAAGGAGTCAAGCAAAGTATAATTGACTATGAATCATCTAAAAATCATGAGCTTAGAATTGCATCACGAACGTTAAAGGCTGAAGCTGAAGAACTGAATATCGTTATTGATGCGTTAGAAAAGCAGATACCGATGCAAGCCTGCTTCGAGTATGATGATGAGTTTACTTGTCCGGCATGTGGTTACGATGACGATGGTTATGACGTAAAAACATTGAAGGTGTGCCCCGAGTGCGGGCAAAAATTAGACTGGAATGGCGGGGAATAGTTTAAGGTCAAAGATGGAGGTAATAAGTAAATGAGTAAATCAATGATTGAATGGACCGACGAAGTTTGGAACCCAGTAACCGGCTGCAGTAAAGTCTCGCCTGGATGCGCTAACTGCTATGCTGAGCGAATGAGCAAACGTCTAGCAGGGCGATGTGGATACCCGATAGATAATCCGTTTAGAGTCACATTGCATCCTGATAAGATTGACGATCCTTTGAAATGGAAGAAACCTCGAAGGATATTTGTGAACTCAATGAGTGATTTATTTCATGAGGATGTGCCGTTCGAATTCATTCGGGCTGTATGGGTAGTAATGGTGACTCATAGGCATCACACTTACATGGTTCTCACAAAACGACCAAAGAGGATGCTAGAATTCTTCAATTGGATGGCAGCTCAAGAATTTAAGATCGAGACTTATCGAAACAATATTTGGCTTGGAGTTTCAATCGAGAATCAGGTCGTAGCAAACGAACGAATTCCGCTACTACTTCAAGCTCCCGTGACGGTGAGGTTTATCAGCGCGGAGCCGTTGTTAGGGCCGGTCAATATTGCAAAATACTTACCCCATGATGCTCCAAAAGCTTATAAACTATTGTCCAAATTTTATGGTCCGAGTGGATTCGATTCAACTGGATCGCAACTTGAAATCTCAACTATACGAGGCCTAGATTGGGTTATCGTCGGCGGAGAATCAGGATCCAGAGCAAGGCTAATGCACCCCGATTGGGTACGGAGCTTGAGGGATCAGTGTCAAACTGCGAATGTACCGTTTTTCTTTAAGCAGTGGGGAGAATTCACGGAAGTCTGCCGTTACGAGTCATGGTCCAAATACAGGGACCATGTTGGTGGAGTTTCACGGGCAGTTGGATTAAGTAAATTAGGCCTTCTCAATGCCGATGGGTCTGATCTCGTAAATGGTGGTCCGGAACATAAGGTATATCCAATAAGCCATCTTGAGCGGGTAGGTAAAAAACAAGCCGGTCGCATCCTCGATGGCCGGACGTGGGACGAACTTCCCGAGATTGGAGGGGATGCTGAATGAAATATCCTGAATGCCTAACATGTAAATGCAATACCTGCGAAGACAATTATTGTAAAAATGAATCGTGTAATGAGGGGTGCAGGGATGACAAAGCAAACCCAGTGATAGTTGATTGCCACGGGCACTGTCAACTAGAGATAGATGAATAAGCCTATGACAGATAACCTCCGTACAATCCTAAACCTCCTATGGATACGATACCTAAAAATGCCTGACATTGACAACCAAAAGGCAGGGAAGGAGGAAGAGAAGGTAAGGTGATGGATTCGTTTTACGTTACGCCTACGGATTTTGATATTGCAGAATCGAACGGCATAAATCCAAACGCATTATATCAGCGCATCCGTAATATGGCTTGGTCAAAGGAAAAAGCCATAAAAACTCCATTACGTCAAAAGCGGAACATGAAGGAATTAGCCAAAATAGCAGAACAAAACGGCATAGAGTACAGAACAATGCTCAGGCGAATTCAGCGAGGTTGGGAACCCGAAAGAGCTGTAACACAATCACTGACAAACAGGAAAGAATTAATGATCAAAAATAGTGCTAATAATCGAATTTACCCTAAAGAAATTATAGAGATGGCCAATAGCAATGGTGTGTCATATTCTTGCTTTTTGATGAGAATAAAGCGAGGTTGGACACTTGAAAGAGCAAGTGAGACAAAAACACTTACTAGTGCGGAGTCGGGTAAAATTGCATCTAAAGAATCGTATTGGAGTAAGGGGCCAAGAGTCTTAAGAAAGGGGTAAAGATATGATTCCATGGATAAACATTGGGAACTTTTCTCGGATTTAGATAAAGGTTAAGGGGGTAATCTCCATAGCAATGATAAAAGAAAGCCAAAACATTCTCGAAGAACGACTGAAACTCTACAAAAAGCATAAAGCTGAGGTAATAACCACTTTACAAAGAGTGTCGGTATGGGAGGAAGCCTTAAAAAGTGGCCAGTTATGGCTATTTGAGAATAGCACAAGCAGGATATTAGGGATGCCTCATGCAACAACTACAACCTCACCAACTGAGCATATAGCAGGACAGAGGGAAGTTACTACTGAACTTGTGCAAGAATGGATAGATGAGGATAAATCTAGGATACGCTATAAAACGGTTGAGGTTGAGCAAATAGACGGAGCATTAAATGCATTAACGAGAGAACAGGAAACGGTTATTAAGTCGAAGTATTTTGAATCCGAAACATGGCGGAATATTGAGATACTTTTCAACGAGCGTCATTCGGTCGGGAGAGTATATATCACGGTTGAAATGCTGAGAAAGATCAATAAAGAGGCATTAGAAATATTATGGGAGATACTGGGTCCATTGTTCCAAAGATACCTTTATTTTAGAAAATGCGTATAGATTACCAGTTTATTACCGCTATATTACCAGTATAAGGGCATAAAAAGGTTTATACTTATAACGTGAGAATCTTAAGAATGAAACACACATAGTTCATCCGCAATGAGCGGGAAGAGCAATAATGCCGTCCTAATTGGGCGGCATTATCTATTTGTTTGGGAGTTGGTTACCTTGAATTGCAAAGATTGTATTCGTCAAAAGACATGCTGGCAGAAAGAGAAGCCTCCGCCAAATTGCAGAAGGTTTGATAATTTCTCTACAACTTGGAAACATAAAGTAACTATTTTAGGTAAAGTCTTTAAAGAAACTGACAGAGAAATAAGATTAAATAAGCCAGTTAAGGGACCTTTGTGAACGAAAAATAAACTTCATAGGAGCAATTAAAATGAGTTTTATTAAACTTTCTCCAGAACATCACGAAAAATGGAATAAGTTTGCTTTTAAAAATCACTGGTTTTTTCATTCAACATATTGGATTAGGTATCATATGTGTAGTAAATTCGGAGTGGAATTCAAAGACCACTCTTTTTTTATTGAAAATAGTCGGCAAATAACAAATATTGTTCCGTTGATCCAAGAAGGAGATAAGCTAATTTCTCCGGGATTTGATGAAGAACGCGAGATAATGCGAGAAGTTAAAAGAATTGCACTAGATAACGGCATTAAACATATTCAAGTTGATTGCGATATCAAGAAATACTTGAATGTGCAGAATTATACTTGTGTTCTTGATTTGAACAATATAAAACCAACTAAAGGGCATAAGTCAGCCATAAAGAAGGCTGAACAATTCCTGACATATCGAACTTCGGAAAATATCGAGAAATTCCGGAAATATTATATCAATGTTGCCAAGAAGGAAACTCGACCGAAGGAAACATTCAAACTACTGGGACAATGGATAAAACAAGGATTCGGGACATTACTCGAAGCATTGCTTGATGGCAAAACAGTGGGCTATATTTATGTCCTGCATTGGAACAAATATGCTTATTATTTCATGTCATGTACACCGAGGACATATAAACAATATAATGTCACTCATTTTTTAATGAATAAGGTATTTGAGATATTGAGGAATAAAGGAATAGAAAAATTAGAGATGGGTGAGCAAGTTTTCAACTCTTTGCATCAAAATTCCATCGAAAAGGAACGAGCAATCAGTAAATTTAAAAGAAGTTTTGGTGGGCAAATAATAGTAAAGCCATCTTCTGAATATTTCCTTGATCAGAATTACATGATTGATGTTTTTGCAAATAGAATACATAAATATTGGGAGTGCGAACATGAAAAAAATATTATTGATTTTTCCTAAACTAAGAGAATATGCTGAATTTCATTATATGCCCATAACTGCCCTTGCCGTAGCCTCTGAATTATTAGCACAAGGATATGAAGTGAGAATATGGGATGATCGGGTAAATAAAATTGTTGGAGATAATCTATATTGTTTAGTCGAAGATTGCGATGAAGTAATGTTAAGTTCATTTACCGGACATCAATTAAGTGAAACTTATCGTTTCGCTAAAATAATTAAAGAACTTTTCCCAAAAAAGAAAATAGTGCTCGGTGGGCCTCATGCGACAAGTCTTCCAGCTCAAACCCTAGAATCTCCATACATCGACGAAGTATTCATAGGCGAAATGGATACTGGACAACATCCTTTGCCTTATCACTTGATTGATATTCATAAATATATTAACCCTGATACTGAGCGCTTTATAGCGATTTCTAGCTACTCGTGTGTAGGAAACTGCACATTTTGTCAAGTATCTCCAAGACGCAAGTTGATATTCTTACCACTTGAAAAAGTGAAGAAAGATATTGATAACTTGATGGAACTATATCCATGGAAAGAAGCAGTATGGTTTGACAGCACGATATTCACAAAGCCAGAACGCGCATTATTCATAGCAAGACTAATGAAAAGCCATAATTTGCGGTGGATCTGCGACAGTCGCGCTGATGAAATATGCAGAATTGATAAAAATTTACTTGACGAAATAGTAAATAGTGGATTAACACAAATTACCGTGGGTCTCGAATCTGGTAGCCAAAGAGTTGTAGATAAGATGAACAAAGGGAAAAACCATTTGGATAGTTACCGAAAATGTGCTGAAATAATGAGTCAGTACAATATCACATTGGCAAGTGGAGTCATATTCGGAACACCTGGAGAAACTCCCGAAGATATTATACAAACTATTGCATACATCAAGGAAATTCAAGCCATAAATCCTAAATTTCGGATATCGACGACATTTTACCGGCCTCTTCCTGGCACGATTATGGCTGATATGTGCAGAGATTACGGGTACAAAGAACCTCAATCACTGGCTGAATGGGCAGAACAAGGAGAATCTAATCATTACAATTACAATAGCTGGCAACATTCTCCATGGATACAAAACATAGATAAATACAAACAGATTTACGATGAGTTCGTTATGAACAATAAGGAGTTGTTAATATAAATATTATTTAGTATAATTAGGAAAAAAATAAGGAGCGATTGAATTGAAAAAAAGATTTTATAAAAAATGGTGGTTTTGGGTAATTATTTTTATATTTGTCATTGCATCGTTTTCGGCTGGTAAAGACAAAAAAACAAGTGCAGTTAATAACGATAAGGTTGTACCGGTGGCTCAATCAGAAAAACCCAAGGAAGCAGAAAAGGTAACGGTTCCAGAAAAGCCATTGACGCTTAATGAATACCTTGAAAATACGGTTACAACTACTTTAGGCAAAGAAACAAATGAAAAGAAACCTAAATTTATGGGCATTGAGGATGTCGATGGCGGTAAAAACATTATCATAAATGCAGATGCTAATATAACAAATAGTCTGACAGCACGCGGAATGCTTATGGATGCCAAGAAATATTTTCAAGAAATTCAAAAGAATAATGAAGCCATGAAGCTAAAGGATATAGCGCTCATATTTCATATGATGCTAGTTGATAAATACGGGAATGAAAAAGATTCAATAGTTTGCTCAATAACATTTATGCCAGCTACGCTTAATAAAATAAAATGGGATAATGTACTTACAGATAACATTGGAAAAATAGCAGATCAATATTATTTGGCTCCAGCACTTAAATAGAAACGCTTCAACTAGGACTGTAAATTACAGTCCTTTTGTTATGCTTAAAATTAGATAAATCTATGATAATTTTGTTATGAACAGCTAAGAGTTGTTTATATAATCACGGCACGGTCCGGCAAGGTGGGATCTGGCAAGGTGCGGCATTGCTAGACATGGTTTAAGGCATAGCGTGGCGAGGCCTGGATTGGTGAGGCAAAACAAGGTGTGGTTTATGGCGAGGTGGTGCAAGGCCTGGTATGACAAAGCAAAGCAAGTCGAGGCTCTGGGTGTGGCCGGACTCGGCTCGGTTCGGTGAGGCATGGCATGACTTGGGTGGCAACTGCCACAAAAAGGGGTGATGTAGTTGCAAGAAAAAATTGATAATCCAGTTAAGGCAATAGTGCTGGATGAAAAAATTCTATGTGGAAAATGTGGACACACAATAGCCTTAAAGAAAGAGGAAAATACAATACGCCTTAAATGTAAACATAGGGACAATGGTAAAAATTGTAATGTTATAAACGAAATCAAAATTTAAATTTGAAAGAGGTTTTAGACCATGGCAAACAAGAAAAATGTTATTGAAATTGAGAATCTTACAATCACAAAACCAAGAATATATCTAGTTACCATCCAAGGCATGGATAGTTTATTGTTCAACAAAATGCCGGATTTAGGTAAACCTAAAACAGAAGATGCAGATCAATCCAAAATAGACAGGACGGAATTAGAAAGATTAACATGGAGAGAAAAGAGTTATTATGATGAATCTGGTATGGTTTACATGCCGGGTGAGAATATTCATGAATGCCTAAAAGAAGGTTCTCAGTATTGGGGGCAAAAGATACAGGGCGAAGGAAATAAGACATATACGGATGTTGTTAAATCTGCCGTTATATGCGAAAGCATGAATTTTGGAATTCACAAGGATTCGGAAGAAATAATTCCATTTGGAAAAATGGTAAATGGGAATCCATCAAAGGGTAAAAAATCGGGGTCAAAAGTTTACAAGATCAGACCTCTATTAAGGCCATGGGGTGGAGAATTTAAGATGCATGTATTTGACGCACGATTATTACCAGCCATCCTGAAAACAATTATTTCATATGCCGGAGCCTTCAGAGGGTTGGGAGATTGGAGACCAATCTACGGAAGATTCGAGCTTACTGATATTCGGGAGGGCTAGTTTATGGATACAAGGGAAATTAGCCAACTCATAGAAAGAGTTTCCGAAAATGTAACCAAGATGGGCGAGGGGACATTAATCACTCATGAATGGTTAGTAGAATCATTAAATGTTGATCGTAGGAAACAAAAAGAAAAATATTATGGGCTTGTCGGTAAGTTGAAGAGAAATCTTGAAAAACACTATAATATATTCTTGACTACCGAACACAAACAAGGTTACAGGTATACGATTCATGGAGATGAGCATAAATCTTGTGAGGGTCAATGCAATAAGGGCATAAAGGGATTTCTTAAAGGAGTACGAAGATTCAACTTTATAGATTTAGACAAAATAAAGGACCCAGTAAAGAAAACAAAAACCTTGGAATCTTCTCAAAGGTGTGCAAGTCTGGCTGGATTGGTTAAATTGGGAATGCCGAAAGTACAACAGAAAATAAGCCAATGATTTTGATTTAGGCTTGGATTATGGCCAGGTCCGGCCAGGTACGGCCCGGTTGGGCAAGGTTGAGATTGGTTTGGCACGGCTCAAGGTGCGACTGGGTCAGGTTAGGCATGGTCCGGTGGGGCAAGGTGGGGCTCAGGGTTAGGCATGGTGCGACTCGGCGTGGCCAGCCAAGGCAAGGGCGGTTTATGCCACAAACTTAATAATTGAAACTTGTTATAAACGAGTCATTTGCACTGTAATGGTGTAGATGGCTCGTTTTTGTTTTGTAAAGAGATTTCAAAGTGCGATTTATTAGTTGCCCATTCGGCACTATAAAAAGGAGATATAACAAAATGAAGGTGTGTGCAATCGTCCAAGCTCGTGAAGGCTCTACAAGGCTCCCAAATAAGGCCACAATAGATATTGGAGGCAAACCAGCCCTAGAATGTGTCATAGATCGTCTGAGAGCTGCTAAAACGCTAAACAACATCATCGTAGCCACGACCACAAATGAAAAAGACGATGTAATTATCGACCTATGCGAAAAATTAGGTTGTTCTTATTTTCGGGGTAGCGAAGAGGATGTGCTGACTAGGGTTTTGGAGGCTGCAAGGAAGTTTGAAGTGGATGTGATTGTCGAGGTGACCGCTGACTGCCCATTAATTTTTCATGAACATATAGATAGTCTGGTCAAACAACATCTTGCCAATAATTGCGATATGACGAGTAATATTATCGAGAGAAGTTTTCCAAGGGGTTTTGACATTCGTGTCTTTAATACGGAAGCACTGGAACGAGTTAACAGGGAAGTTGACAACGCAATTGACCGGCAGCACGTAAGTACTGCTATGTATTTGAATCCACGTTTTAAACAAAATTACAAAGTCCAAAATTGGTTTGCACCGCCTGAACAGAATCGACCCAATATTGATGTGACTTTAGATACGCCGGCAGACCTAGAATTAATCCGCTTCATCTATGGATTTGAAAGCCAAGGTTATAATCTAAAATTAAGCTGTGAGGAAGTCATTTCCATTATTGATATTTATCCGGATATGTATGCTGATGTAACGAAAGTGGTTAGAAAAGATTATTTTGAAGAGTTAAAACAGGCTTATGAGCTAAAGGAGCACGAAAAACAAAATGAAAAAGCATCGACCACTCATAATAGGCTGCGGCAAACAGGGCATAGGGGAAGGCCAAGGAAAGACAAGCCATAAGATTATTAATTTTGCCCATGCACTGACTGAGAATCCTAGATTTGATGAAATAGTATTTTATGATAAAAATTATTCAAAGGCTAATAAAGCTGCACTTGATTGGAATTGTTATTGGACAAAGGGAATTGAACAACCAATTGATAATCCCAATGAATATGATGTTGTTATCATAACTACTCCTGATAATACACATTTTCAAATATTAAAGGCATTAACATTAGTTTCATGGAAACCTAAATTAGTAATATGCGAAAAGCCAATTTGCGAAGATTTACAGCAAGCCCGGGAAATAGTTGAGCTTTATAAGGCTAAGGGAATACCTTTATGCGTGAACTATACACGTCAATTCTTGCCTTATTATGAGGATTTGAAGCGAAGATATGAATCAGGCGAATTTGGCAGAATAGTTTCTGCCAATGTTGTATTTAATCGCGGATGGCTACACTCTGCTACTCATGCCATTTCATTCTTGGAATGGTTTTTTGATGGACAATATAACGGTAAAATAATGGAATGCGAAACAGATTACCGCATTTGGCAGATGGATTTGTATTTTGAGAAATACCACTGGCGAGAGGAAAGAATTGGAGAACAACCAGTTTGGCCGTACTACGATAAATCTCATTGGTATGTGATTGACAATGCTTTTCAGTTTTTAGAGGGAAAAGAAGTGTTGAAATGTACCGGAGAAGATGCATTGAAGGCATTGGAAATATGTTATAAGCTGATGGAGGTTGTAAAATAAATGTCAATACGAACTTTAGACAAAAATACTTTTTGTATTCTGCATAATGATAAATTAATGCGAATGGGGAGAATGGAAGATAATAAACCATTCAGTTTTAATACAGAAAGCGAAGCCGAAGAATTCATACTCGACTATAGGTCAACATTGATAGAGCAAAGAATTTCCTCAAAACGTTGGGATTATTATATATTTAAAACGGATACGGATTTAGGAATAATCCAATAGGCATAAGGGTGTAAATAAATAGGTTGTTCGACGGGATGTAAAAAGCGACTACACCTTAACTGTGGTCGCTTTTCCTATGCGCAAATAAAGGAGCGTAAAAAATATGATTAGGCAAGAGGGCCAAGTGTTTGAACGAATTAAATCCCCATCAATAGGTACTGTGGTTAATAATCATGTAAGCAAGAATGAATATTATCCCGTATATATCGTTGAAGGGTTTTATCTTGATCCAGTCTATCAAAGATTATCGAATGCTTGGAAATGGAGAAAAATTAATGAAGACGGAACACTTGGAGAAAAGGAATCAGATTACGGTCTTTTTTCCAAAGTTGATAGAGAATATGAAGTTGAAATTAAAATAAAGTGGAGTGAATAGAATGAGCATTGGTCAAGAAGAAAAAGAAGCAGTTTTAAGAGTAATAAGAAGTGGGAATCTTAGTTCATATCAGGGGAATGCATCAAGTGCTTTTTATGGTGGACCAGAGATAAAAGCATTAGAATCAGAATGGTGTGCATACTTTGGCGTTAAACATGCCATAGCTTGCAATTCGGCTACTTCTGGATTGTGGTTAGCTTGTGCGGCTATTGGATTGCAGCAAGATTTTACTGATATCAATTGGAATATTGAAGAAAATGGGATTGATAGATATAAACCAGATGAAGTAATCGTGACACCGTATTCCATGACCTGCTCTGCTTCTATACCGCTTCATTTTGGCTGTAAGCCTGTCTTTGCCGATATAGAGAAGGATTACTACTGCTTAGACCCTAAGTCAGTCGAGAAGGCTATCACGGAGCACACAAGAGCTATTATAGCAGTGGATTTATTTGGACAGCCTTATGATGCATTAGAAATTAATAAATTAGCTCGAAAGTATAGCAAAATTTATGGTCATAAGATATATGTCATTGAAGATGCAGCTCAGGCAATAGGAGCAACTTATATAGGTAATTACGCCGGCACCCTTGGAGATATTGGAGTATTTAGTCTCAATCGACATAAGCATATTCAGTGTGGTGAAGGTGGAATCGTCATTACTGATGATGATGAATTGTCATTGAAGATTAGATTAGCAATGAATCATTCTGAGGCAGTTGTTAATGATATGTTGAACACGGACAAGTCTTTAGTAAATGAAGAAAGTTTAACATCAGTAACAAGTATTGTCGGAATGATCGGTATGAATATGAGAATGACTGAATTATCCGCAGCAGTCGCAAGAGAACAACTTAAAAAGCTGACTGGCATACTCAAAAATGTCAGAGAACATGCTAAGTATTTTCCGGTTAAAGTTAGGCCGGGCTGTGAACATGCTTATTATAGATATGCTTTTGAGAATAATTATCCTACATGGGATATACAGCTTTTTGAAATGTTAAGCAAAAATAATATAGCTCAACTTTTTAAGGCTAAGCAGCACTACATTACCCCACTTTATAAAATGCCATTATTCCAATCATTAGGCTATCCGGATAATCTTTGTCCAGTTTGTGAAGAAGTTGAGGGGAACATAGTTTTAGCTTGGATGAAGGGGAGTGATATGTGATGCCTTTTCCTCATTTGAATGATGATGGTAGGCCTAGAAAATTTCAGACACCTGAAGATTTACAATTGGTAGTGAATAACTATTTTGCTTACTGCGATTCTCTTAACCCTGTAAATGATGAGGGAAGGGTTACTATCAATAAGCCTTATACGGTCACTGGGTTATGCGATTACATTGGGTTGCATAAGGATAATTGGCTAGAATACGGGAAACGAGATGGCTATACCGATATTGTCAAGAATGCCAAGCAGAAAGTGGAAACATTTACTGTCGAGATGGCCTCTATCAATAAGACTAATCCAATCATGGCCATATTTAATTTAAAGAACAATTTTGGGTATTCTGATAAGATTGACGTTACAACCAGTAATCAGCCCGAACAATTGAACGCTACTGATATTAGGAAGTTATTGAATGATAAGGGAAGAGAGAGATTATTGGAATTAAATGGAAATTTATAGAGCAAGGATATGAGTTTATATTATTTGGTAAAGAAAATGCTTTTACGACCCAAACAAAAAAGGACCATGCAACATCTTGCATAATTATTCATTCAACATTCATTATAACTAGTACATTATTGGTTAAAATGTCCACCGGTCATGGACTTTATTGCTAATAATACCAATGCATAAAAATCTTACAACACACGAACCCTGAACACCGCATGGCACTAAGGCTAAGCGATACAACATAATGACATTGTGAATAATCCTACTTTACGTAATGTTAGTTATGGGACCCAATCAAGCATGGACTATGTATGGTTATGCAGGCGGGGGGTGTGTTTGTCCTGTTTGTTTGGCAAGGTGGCGAATTAAGCCGCATAAAAATATTCAGTAGAACAAAAGGGGTTATTAACAATGCATTCTTACAAGGTAAACTTTATTTGTGGCGGTATTACTTATGAAATAAGAGGTAATAACAAAAGGAAGCGATACTATGCATATTAATTGGAATATTCTAATCATCAAAATTATTGTAGCCATAAGTACATTAGCTATTTTGGTAATATGGGTAGGCATAGAAAAGCTACTTGAAAGGCGAGATCTAAAAGAGTTAGAACGAGAATTAAAAAGGAGATTATAGTAATGGAAAAAGTAAAAAGAAATGCATTAGTTGTATTTGAAGGTCATGGAATAAAACATACTAGAATAACAGTGTTTATACCTGAGAAGTATTGCACCTTTAAACAAGAAATGCCAAACATGTTTTCTAATGGTAGTTCATATTTTTATGATTTTCCATTAATCGATATGGAAAAAATAATGAATGACGGTTTTGACAATGCAGTTGAATTTAAGTTAGGCGATGACTGCTATGGGAATTCATTACAAGTATTATCCAGTAAGGATAAATCAATTCATATTACGGTAAGTAAGCTTAACGATAACTGACATCTTTAAAAATTTTTTTTAAAAACAAAAAGACCATGTAAAGATGGATATATATACTTCCTTTGTATCTTTGCATGAATTAATGAAAAAATATTGCTGTAGCCTTACTACCACAAGCGATTGGGGCTATTTTTATATAGTTGGTTTTTTATCGTTTTTTCAATCTCAAATGAGTGGAAAAACCAACTAGGAAGTTGGTGCAATATGAGTGATAAAATATTAAAAAAAACCCAATATATTGATAAGGATACAGGTGTTATTCAAAAAGAAAATATTCAATTCATTGCCGCTGCTTTCCATGAAGAAAAAGGTTATCTGTTTTGGGCTAGGAAAAACTTTGCCAAATCTTTTGTAGATGTGGATTTCCCTAAAGCTATGACAATGAAGGAACGCGGGCAAATGGCAACACTTGCAAAAAAGATGTGGTCAACAACTAATATGTTGGGATATCGCGGTAATGGTGGAATAAAATCTTATGATGATGAACAAATAGGGTATATTATTGGACTGAAATCATACCAGGCTAAGAGCTTCATGAGAAAGATGATTAAAGTTGGAATGATAGCTAAGGTAACCGTTATGACCGAAGGGGAAAGGGTTACTCAATACTATATAAACCCAATCTATTTTTTTGGCTCAAATAGAATACCTCTTAATCTTTACCTGATATTCAAGACCCAACTTGACAAGGTTTTACCTAGTTGGGTTTTAGAAAAATATGCGCTCGCTAAAAACGGAAACTAAATTAATCTTAGCACAGGGATGGTTATTACCAATGCGAATTCGCTCCTCGCTTTCCTTGTGCTATTTATATTGAAGGAGCGAAGAAGGAGTAATAAAATGAAATTAAAAGCCTTATCCTTAAAAGATTTAGAGCAAGTCCGGCAATGGAGAAATTTACGACTTGAAATGTTAAGGACTCCATTTCCTTTGACCGAAGAACAGCAAGCAAAGTTTTATTCTGAGGTTATTTGTAATCGCCAATCAAATGCAAGGTATTGGGGAATATGGCCAAGTAAAAAAAGAACAACATATCCGGATACTTTTGAATACTGCCAATCAGTATTAATTGGCATGGCTGGACTGGAAAATATCCAATGGGAAAATAGACTTTGTGAAATAAGCTTACTGTTAACGCCGGGAGCCATGGACGAATATGGAACTAAATCATTGAGCCTATTGTTACATGAAGGCTTTATGAATATGAATCTAGAGAACATCTTCACAGAAGTTTACGAATGCAATCCTCATTTGAATTTTTGGATAAATATGGCCGGAGAATACAATACTTGTTTTGTTCGCCTGCCAAACCGTAAATATTATAACGGCGAATACTGGCCGAGTTATTACATCAATTTTAATAAGGAGGATTATCTAGAGCATGAAAATACTATTCTTGAGCCCACACAAACACTTGATTGAGTTTCTAGAATCGAATGGTGATGAGGTTGTCAATTCATTTGAACTGGTAACAGAGGAATTACTAGAGGACATTGACTTCATCATCAGCTATGCTTATCGGCGCAAGATTGAGAAGGAGATTCTGGATAGATTTAAGGGTAGAGCAATCAATCTGCACATATCCTATTTACCTTATAATCGGGGTGCAGACCCCAACTTATGGAGCTTTCTTGAGGACACACCAAAGGGAGTAACAATCCATTACCTAGATGGCAGTATTGACACTGGGGATATTATCGCCCAGGAGAAGATCACATATGACATTGAAACAGATACCTTGCGAACCACTTATAGGCGTCTATCAGAAACGATAGAGGCTCTTTTTTATCGATTGTGGCCGGACATCAGGGTTGGCGTGATCGATTCGATTCCTCAACTGACTTATCACAGGGTGGCAAATAAGGAACGATATGCACATCTGTTCCCAAGAGGCTGGGACACTCCTATTAAAGATGTTATCGGTAAAGGAAAATAAATTAAGGGAGCGATAAAACATGGAGAAGATGGTTAAATTTTTCGGTACTGCAATCTTAGGTATGGGAGTAATTTTTATTATACTTCCATTAGATACAATATTTGGGTATATCGCAGGTTTTATTATTAAAATCATGTTTGGCGGTGTAATTACGCAAGGTCTTAACTTGTTATTCAATACGCAAAGATTTTCTCCAAATGATATTCCATATGTATGTTCGGCATTAGCATTATTAAGTGCTTATCTAAAGACAACAGTTACTAATAAAATAAATTAAGGGAGCGATAAGCATGGCAAAAATTATACTTGATTTTGGCAGCGGAAACACCTGCCACAACGATTGGGATTATACCAAACGAATGATTGACGAACTTAAAGCAGTGGATACTGGCAAGCATGAGGTCATAATTAAGTGGCAACTTTTTAAAGAGGCTGGGGAAAACATCCCACTTGATAAATCGGTATTCGATTTAGCTTATGTTTATGCAAAAGAATTAGGTTATCAAACAACTTCCAGTGTTTTCGATAAAGAAAGCCTGGATTTTTTATTGCAGTTTGATGTGCCATTTGTAAAGATTGCCAACAATAGGGAATTGGATTGGCTGATTAGTGAGATACCGCGCAAGGTTCCTGTTTATGTCAGTTGCGGGAGTGCTGAACAGATTGGGAACTGGCACGAGTCCGTTAGATGGGGAATCATTAAACCCTTGCTGTGCGTTTCTAATTATCCTGCTAATATGGAAGATTACGAAGAAATAAAAAAATTTGGCTTATATGTTATATATGATAAATATGGCATTTCTGACCACACAACAAACTTTGGGCTGTGGTATCGTTATCAACCTGAAATCATTGAGTGGCATTTTGGACTCTCGGATTCCACTGGACTTGATGCCGGGCCTTTTATGAGAACTCCGGCTATATTGAAAGAGGTATTGTAATGAAAATGTTTCTAAGAGTATTATTCACCTTGGAAGTATTAACACTTTTGGCCTCGACAATTTTTATGTTTAGAGGGTTATATTTTCAATCAATATTCTTTTTAATTGTTTCTTGCACAGAAAGAATAGCACGTGAGATAAAGGAGAGAAAAAATGGATTGGTCAGATAAAACAGTATTAATAACTGGTGGTACAGGATCTATGGGCAGTGCATTTGCAAAATATCTTATCCAATATCAGCCTAAAAAGCTGATTATTTTTTCGCGCGGATGGCTTGCACAGAAGTCTATGCAGGATGAACTCGGAGATTTGCCTTTTGTTCGATATTTCATTGGTGATGTGAGGGATAAGGACAGGCTCATGAGGGCATTTAAAGATGTTGATATAGTAATACATGCGGCAGCACTTAAAGACTTGCCTACATGCGAGTACAACCCAGGAGAAGCATTATTCACGAACGTAATAGGCACACAGAATGTTATAGATGCATGTATAGATTGTGGAGTAAGTAAAAGCTTATTTATAAGCACTGATAAGAGCGTGGCACCATGCAATACCTATGGGGCGACAAAGGCATTAGCTGAAAGGTTGTGGTTGAATGCTAACAAAATCGCAGCAGATGATAATATTCGGTTTTCTGTTTGCAGATATGGGAACGTATGGAATAGCTCGGGTAGCGTGTTACCTATTTGGTTAAAAATGATCAAACAGGGAGCAGAATATCTTCCCGTTACAGATATAAATATGAGTCGTTTTATTTTCAAAATGGAAGACGTAATGCGCTTCGTGGAAGATAGTATTAAAAATATGCAGGGCGGAGAATTATATATTCCAAAATTGCCAAGTGCGCGTATTGTTGACATCTGTGAAGCCCTCAACATGTCTTATGAAATAATAGGGATAAGACCTGGTGAAAAAATTCATGAAGAGATGGAACTTGGATATGATAGCGGTTCGAATCCATGGTATTTATCAGTTGATGATCTAAGAAAAATGATACAAAATGTGATATAATATAACTGAGGCACAAGGAGTCATGACCTTGTTAAAACAGCTTTCCTGAGCTGGCCTCATCGTGTAAATCGGGACAATACGACAGGAGGTATTTTTGTTATGCGAATTTGCGGAATTTATAAGATCGAGAATGCGGTTAATGGGAAGGTCTATATCGGGCAAAGCATTGATATTAAGAAAAGATTTAGAGAACACAAACATCACTTTAGACTTAATAAACACGATAATAGTTACATGCAAAGATCTTGGGAAAAATATGGCGAAGAGGGATTTACCTTTGAAATAATTGAAGAGTGTCTAGAGGCTAAATTAAATAACAGAGAGATACACTATATAGAAAAACATAAAAATGTAACTGAATTATATAACCTAAAAGATGGCGGGTTAAATGGTGGCTCACCAAGTGAAGAGACAAGGAAAAAAATAAGCGAATCCAATATGGGCCATAAAATGTCTGAAGAAACAAAAGCAAAAATAGGTAAAGCAAACAAGGGTATGAAACGGTCCGATGAACAGAAAAATGCAATAAGCGAAACGCTAAAGGGCCACTGTGTTTATGAAGAAACTCGAAAGAAAATAAGCGATTCTAAGAAAGGCAAAAAAGGAAAAAAATTATATGAAGAACATAAGAAAAAACTTAGCATAGCAGATAAATGTAGGATTGTTTCAAGCGAAACTAGAAAGAAGTTAAGCGAATCACGCAAAGGGAAAGCAACTCGAACTGGACATGTAAATAATGAAGATCATAGAAGAAAAATAAGTGAAGCCAATAAGGGAAAAACTCGTTCAGAGGAAGATAGAAAAAAGTCAAGTGAATCGCATAAGGGGAAAGTCCATACAGAAGAAACGAAGATAAAAATGAGCGAATCTCATAAAGGGAAAAATACTTGGGCAACAGGTAGAAAACTTTCTGAGGAACATAAAAGAAAAATAAGCGAATCGTTATTAAGGAGAAAAGAAATTGGATAAAATTAAATTAGACCCTACTATATATACCAACAATATGGATGCTCTGAAAGTACGTTATCCAGATTTAGCATTGCTATTATCTCTGGTAGAAATTGGACCCAAATACCAATTGGCCAAGCAAGAAAACTGTCTACCGAACGTGATTCTTCCCGATGGTGCATTTTATTATCTTGGCAACATGATCCAATACTGTGAAGAACAATTTCGTGGCTTTGAATTATCTAATGTCAAAATTCCTGTCTTTAACGGTTTTGGCTTGGGTTACGAAGTTCTCTACTGGCTTCAATTCAAGGCCAAAGAACATCAAACCCAAGGAGTTATCATCTTCGAAAAAGATATCGAACTATTTCAATGTGCCATGAATGTTACAGATTTAACTCAGTTAATCAACAATCCCGGCATTCACTTCTTTGTTGGCGTACCTCTCGACCAACTATACACAAAACTTCGTGAGCACTATCAGAAGGAAATACAACAAATGCTGATGTGTGG